CCATTGGTGGCCTGTGTTGTATCTTCCATGTCTCACTCTCCCTCTATGAGTCGTTTGGTTTCGGCCTGTCCGATCTCGCTTAGCTTGGTGGCATCTTCGCCGGACACGCCAAAGAACGGGGTGCGCTGCTGGTTGTAAAAGGCCAGCATTCGCGCTCTTGCATCTGAGAAACCTACGGTAGCGATAGCTCCGGTGGCTGTCTTCTCCACACCCTGCAATGCCATCGCACCGCGCATTCTACCTGTCTGCACCAGGTTGCGAACGTCTATGCGCTCGCCTCGTGCCTGTCTTTGTTCGGCATACTCAGGGCTGTAGGCTTTCATCTTTTTGTCTTCGAGTCCTACGCCATTGTCAAGCCGAAGCTGATTGTTGGCAACCTGTGCATTGCCTAATACTTCTGCCAGAATGGGCGACACTTCCGCAAGTTTTTCAAGGGCATCTTCGGTGAATGCGTCGGTGTCGTACTCGAACTTCATGCCTTGCCGTCCTCACGATTCCACTGTGCCACCTTGCGTCGCGCCCAGTTGATCCCGGTGGTTCCGCCCCATGTCAGCCATGCCACATATCCGTTGTCACGCCACGGCTCAGACTTGTACTTTGGATCAACCTTCGCGTTCTTCTTGTGACGGTAGAAGCGAGCCATGCGCCTGACTGTCTCCTCTGACAACTCTCCGCCTTTTGCGAGTTGGTTGGCACGAGTCCACCCCACACGAGTCGCACCCTTCACTTTGTCGCGTCCGTGCTCCTCACGCCAGCGCAGAGCCTTCTTTGCTGCGTTTTGCGCTGCCTTCGGTGGCTTTGCTTTGCGTGGCATTATCGGCTTGCCCCCGCGTTGGCTCGTGCAATGTCCTTGCTTGTGGCAATCTGCACATTGTTGGCCTGCACCCATCCAATTGTCACCGGAATCGCAGAGTGTCTACAGTTCCATCCCCCGCCATTGCGCCGAAAGGTCAAGCCTCTCCCCGGTGTGAGTCGTGCTGTGTCTTTCTGTCTGATAGCCTTCCCGACCAATGGCTTGCAAAAAGGGCGCGTCTTTCCATCTTCCGGCCCTGTGTAATACACGAACATCTCCACGCCCTGCGCTTCCAAAGAATCCAGAGCGCGGGCATGAACTCCACGCTGCACAGAGGCAAGAGCCGTATTGACGATGGTACGAGCGCGACCTTGTGAGATGTTGACCGCACTTGAGATATTGGCAGCGATACCAGACAGAGGCCGGGGGAGAACCGTAGCAATCTCCATCTCGGCTTTGAGGGCCTGCACGATACCTTGACCGAGTGACTGGATTTGTCGGTTGACATCTTCGGTGGTTTCACTGAGAGCAGCCGCCAGCGATTGACGAGAAGCCTGCACAATCAACTCACCCTCTGGAAGCTCTGCCACCTGTTCCAGTGCTCTCTGTCCTGCTTCGTCTAGCAAGTCCTGATAGTTGTAGAACGACGAGAAACCTGCACGAGCAAGCTCCTGTTCGAGTACCTGGTAAGAATTGAGAGACACCGCCACAAGCCCATCACTGCCACGATTCTGACGAATGAAGGCCACAAGCTCACGTTGCAGACCACGCAGACGACCGCTGTATTTTGCCAGCAGGCCATCAAGGGCTTTGTCGTTGGCAAGTGCAGAGGTGAGGAGTTGGGCGGGTGTTTCCATCAGGCTTCCACAGGCTCCGGCTCAGGCTCCACCACGGGCAGAGGTGCAGGCAGTACAGGTGGGGCAATCGGTGACGTGTTCTGTGTGTACTCCTGCTTCTCTTCCAGCCACTGCTCAAACTGTTCCGGGGTTTCATCAAACAGACTGCGCCGCACTTCAGGGACAGAGGACACGCCAGCATTCAGGAGCTTGAGCCAGTAGTCTGCATCATCGTTCTTGTCCTGTGCAGGGCCGATGTAGGGCCAGTCAAACGTCAGCTTCCCACCTGGCAGCGTTCCGTTGCCGTCCACTTCCATGACTCTTTGCGACACGGTATAGAGCTGCTGTTCCCAGACCTGCCACAAAGTACGCTGTTGTTTCCAGACTCGTTCTGTGTCCGTGAGCTTGATGGACAACGCATAACCAGAACTTGCGTCAAGGTTTCCACGAACAGAAGCCGGGTTGATACCGTACAGGCTGAGACTTTGAGCGGCATCTTTCACAATGGAATCCAGATGCTCGCCGAGATTGCCTTGCATGTCCAACACAAAAGCCGATGCACTCGGATCTTTGAGGACCATCGCAAAACCTGCGTCACTCGCCATCTTCGCACCGACCTTGCTCTTGTCGGTTCCGGTGAACACCATCTGTTTGTGCGATTGAAGGTGTCTCTTGTGGTTGAAGTCCGTCTTTGCAAGGCCAAGATTGAGGGTGGCAGACTTCAGGCCGGATGCGTCTTTCTCGTGCCAGGTTCCGCGCTCTGGAAAAGCAGCGTGTGCCAGAACAAAGGGAATCACACCATAATCGTTTTCATAAGGCGAGCCGTCGGGCTTGGTGCGCTCGTCCCATCCACGACCGTAGACCTTGTGATCGTCCTCTTCCCACACCACAAAATCACCATTCGCCATCTGGTAGACGAGGCCAATCAATCGCAGGGGGTTGTCTGGGTGGCGACGGACAGAACACTTGTCTGGCGTGAGTACGTCCACCATGATCTGCCCTGTGACTTCATTGACCATCGGACGCAGTAGCACTTCACGGACTGCAAACAGCAAACGGCTTGCCCGGTCAAGCGTCATGTTCAACAGGCCATCCGCTTCATAGGCTGACAGGTCGGCAGTCTCATTGTTTTCAATCGAACGACTCACGCCTTCACAGTAGACAGGGGCGAGAGTGTCAGCGGACCAGCGCAGGAGATTCAAGGAGGTATCGAGCTTGGACAGCATTCGCTTGATGTTCTGACTGGCAAAGTTCTGCTCTAACTTCTCAATCAGAAGCTCCGTCCAGTCGTGGTCGTAGATACTCAGAAGCTCGCCAACCTCTTGACGACGCTGCTTGTCATTGTCCCACAGCTCCATGTACTTCCGCTTGTCGATCATATCACCCACGCCTTTCCGCCATACGGGAACAGATTCACCAGAAGATATCGCAGTGTATCACGGGAATGCTCATAGAATCCATCTTTTACGGGATACTCGCTCTTTGTTCTTCCCGGTGTATCAGGATATTCCGAATACTGCAATGCTTTCGCGATGCCCCGGTCTTCTCTCCCTGTAGGTCGAAGCCGGGGTGATAAGTAGAGGCTGCTCTGTCCCTCCACGTTCATCAGCTTCCGGTTGATCAGGTCGATGCCATGAGGCACAGAGGTATCAGTCTTGCTTGTGACCCACGACGGATTGAACCCGTATTCTTCGAGCACTTCCACATCAGACTCGCCTCTCTGTGTGTTGGAGGAATTGCCCGCCTTGTCGATGAAAGGGAACCGGGCACTGTCGTAGCTCCACCGCTCACGAATCACCATGGACTGCAATTGGCTTGCAATATAAGCCGTGCTCGTTTCGTCTGGATGCCACTCGTCTATAATATGCACACAGTCGTTGCATTTGTGAATCGGGCAGTAAGAGTAGTGCTGTGCAAACAGGAGAGAGGCCGAACGGTGTCCGGGGTCAAAGGAACAGAGCACGGGCTGGCTCGGATCGTACTCAACACCGGAGTCAATACAGTGCTTGTGCACATCAAAGTCAGCAAAGACCGCACCCTCTGCACCGCCAAACTGTCCAAGCACATACTCTTTGTAGCGAGCTTTTGAGATGGAGGCTTTCAGGCTGTCCATGTAAGAGGGTGCAAGGTGATGGTTCTGGCTGGTGGGGAAAAAGTAGATCTTTCGCTCGTCTTTGTATTCGTCGTCGTGGAACTCTTCGTACATCCAATTCATTTTGGGAGTAGAAGTAGCGATACCCTTGCGACGTTCGCCAGCCTTCGGACAGGACAGACGTGCAACCAGGATCTCCCATGCCTCCTTTTTCCAGTGGCGCAACTCGTCTGCCCAGAACCATGCGAGTGTCAGACCATCGAGAGAACCGGGGGAATCCGCAGACCTGTAATAGATGGTGGAACCATTGGCGAGGTAGAGCGCGAACTCTTTGGACTTGTCCTGTCCCACAATCAGGCCGGGGATCTGTCGGCAGACCTTCAGAAACTCCTTGAGCGCGATACTGTGGAGCATCTTCGAGGTTGGGGCTACAATCGCACCATCCAGACCGGAAAACTCCACAGCCAGCGCAAGCGCTTCGTGTGCTCCTGCAAAAGTCTTTCCTGAACGAACGCCACCGGAAGCCAGACGGATGCGACCGCTTCCACCATGAAAGGCTGTCTGGTGGTCAAGAGGAATGTAGTCAAGATTCGGCATCGGGTGGCCTCGGAAAACCTTCGAGTGAGATAACGATGGGGCCTTGATCTTTCTTCTCTTCCTTCTCGGTATTGTAGCCCCTGTGTCTTGCTCTGTTGGACAGATAGAAAATCACAGCCTTGAGCGCAACCTTTTCGTCCTCGCTGTCTATCAACTCAAACAGCCTTGACTCTGCCTTGTCGTCTGTGACCGACCTTGCCCATTCAAGTCCCTCTTTTAAGTCCGGGTACTTTTCGAGAAAGTTGTACACAGCGCGACGACTGACACCCAGACACCGTGCCACATCCGCAAGCAAGCCTCCCTTCTCTTCAATGGCCTTTCTAACCTTGTCTTTCGTTAATCTAGCCACACCCTGCCTCTGTCGTGTAAACTATGTAAACCAGATCGAACCATACGCATTCTGAGTACTATGGTCAATTTACCACAGCATGACAGGAGAGAGCCATGCAACCAACAATCAACCTCAATGAAGTCTCAACCCTCGTGTTCAAGGGTGGTGGAATCAAGGGCCTTGCCTACCTCGGAGCCATCCACGAACTGAGCAAACACGCTCCCTTGTCTCAATTCGAGCAGTTCGTGGGAACAAGTGCCGGGGCCATCACCGCTATGTTGCTGTCTTTCCGGTACAGTGTCGAGCAGATTGCTGGCATTGTCGGTGGTATCGAGTATGGAGCATGGCTAGACCATGAGTGGGGAGTGCTTCGGGACGCTCACAACCTGCGGACTCAATTCGGCTGGTGTCGTTCAGAAGTTCCGAGAGCCTGGATCGAACAGCAGGTCAAGGATGCACTCGGAGACGAAAAAGCCACCTTTCGGGATCTCTGGAAACAAAAGGAGACAACGCTCGTGGTCTGTGCGGTAAATGTGAACAAAGAGATCCCGGTGTATTTTGGTCAAGAGGCGTGGACGCTGGACTTGCCCATTGCTGACTGTGTTCTGGCTTCGATGTCAATTCCCGTGGTCTGGGAGCCTGTGGAGATTGGCGGAGACTTGTACGTTGACGGCGGATTGGCCGACAACTACCCGATCAACCGCTACGATCTTCCGTGGTGGCAGAATGAAACCGTGCTCGGATTCTGGGTGGACGATGCCCAAAAGGTCGCGTGGCTTGAGAGAGGTCACATTCCTCCCTCTCGTCCCATCGGTCAGGACATCATCAAGTACCTGATTCGAGTCTTTGGCTGTGCCACCAGTGCGGAGACAGTGGAGGCTGCCACTACAGGCCGGGACAAGTGGCGCACGGTCTACATTGACACAGATGTCAGCACCTTGGACTTTGAGCTGGATGCACAGGGAAAGATGGAAGTGATTGAGGATGGCAGGCGTGGGTTCAGGGAGTTCTTGAAGCGCGTCGGTCCTTCTGGTACTGACTCAGGCACGGGATGCAGTAACTTTGATGATAAACCTTAGCATTGCACCCCATCATGTCCCGAAACTCGTCAACAGGCTTTTTCTCTCCGCACTTTTTGCACTGCTTCCACCCTCGTTTGATAGCTAGCTTGTAAGTCTCTGAATACACTTTTTCTCGCACAACTCTCTCCTTTTGTGCTCTATGCACCATCATCGTCAAGCGCCACCCCTTCCACTGGGGTTACAGGGGTGCGTGATCATCTTGTCCCCCACCTGGTACGACACCCCACGAATGCACAGCCAATCTCTGCCTCAGCCTGTCCGAAGCGGTTTTTTCTCAAGACAAGCTGCTCTTTGTTGTGAGTAAACAGGATCTTGCTTGCCTGCTCTTCCAGTTCGCCAGCGTCTCGAAGGTCGCTCACCATCGGCAGGCGCTTCAACTTCCCATCCTCGTCACGTCCGTCTTTCTCAATCCCTCGGTTCATCTGAACAAGGGCAATCGTCGGGACTTCGGTATGCTTTGCCATATCACGCAGGATGCCAGATTTTCGAGTTGTCTCTGCCTGCTTGTCAGTGGCCCCTTTGGTCGCTTCTCCAAGGTGGTCAAAGATGCAGAGGTCAATCTTCTCCACTCCCATCTGCACCCGTGCCTGTTCAAGCAAAGCAGGGCAACAGTCCACCTCTTTCAAGCCTGCATGGTCGTAGATCTTGAGATTCCACGTTGCCAGCAAGTTCATAGATTTGGAGATCTGGGGGATGAAGCGCTCGATGCGCTTGTCCCCGGTCAGGAACCAGTCAGCGGGGACGCCTGCCATCTGCTGCATGAGTCGAGCCAGAAGTTGCTTGCGGGTCATCTCCAACGAAAAGAAGACCACGGCTCCACCACGAGCACAGACATTCTCTGCAATGTTGCAGACGAGACTGGTTTTTCCGCTACCTGGTCGTCCTGCAAGGATCATGTAGTCCGCAGGAATCAGGCCCGTGATCACGTCGTCAAGCTCCACGATCCCCGTCTTCGAGCACAGGGGCACATCAGACGACATCACCGCCTCCAAGTCCTCCATCATCGCCAGAAGGTCGTCGGCAAGACTGGACGTCTCTGTCAGCAGGTTCGCCTCTTCCCATTCTCTCAAGGCTGCGGTGAGCTGCGCTTGCAACTCCTCGGCCCTGTATTTTCCAGAGCTTTTCCGCTTCTCATGTTCGGAGATCACTTTTGCGTGATCACGATGGCGTTGCTGCTCGTAGAGCCACGCCATCGTCTGTTTGAGCAGAGCCGGAACCTGCGCCCAGCAGTCGAGAACACGAGAGCAGTAGAGCATCCCACCATCAGACCACGCACAATCTACAAGATCAGGCAGGTTCCAATCCTCACCGGACTGTTGCCAGTTCAGGAACTCCGCCCACATCGCAGAATGCTGCTCGTACACGAAAGAGTCAGGAGAGATCACACCGGAGATCATCAGGACGTGATCACGCTGCTCCTGTGCCATCGCAAGAAAGACCTGTGCGAGGAATTGGCGTTCCATGTCCCACTGCTCAAAGTCCTCCACAGGCAGAGAGATTGCGCCGAGGAATCGAGCGGAGTCTTCGTCCAGCTTGACCATTTTGGGAGCGTTGAGTTGTTTCAGTTTGCTGGCTGCTTTCATTTGCCACGCTCCAATCTTGACTTTGGCCGTGGCCTTGACTTCTCAGGTATCACACCGCCATCACGAGCAATGCCAAAGCAGCGCTTGTGCAGCACCACCCAGTTGTCGTACTTGCCGCCTTCCACATTGCGCCAGTACCATGCCGCTCCATTCTCACCACAGCAAGCACACACCTCTTCTTGCAGGATCTTCTTATTGAGTTGTTCCATCTCTGCGACATGATTGGTCTTTTTTGGATGCAGACTAACTTTTTTTCGTGGCAATGCCCTCTCAGGAATCACGCCATTCTCACGAGCAGGTCCGATGCAGTGCTTGTGCAACCCAACCCAATCCCATGGGTCACCGCTCTCTGTGTTCCGCCAATACCAGTCTGCACCGGACTCGCCACAGTGATCGCACAGGTCATCTTCAAGGATCTCTCTGTTTGACTTACGCCGGTCTCTCGCTTTCCACTTGCTAGACGCGCGGCGGTGGCAAGCCCTGCACCACGAACGAACGGATATAGTAGAGCCTGAGGGATGAGTGAGGTAAAATCCAAAGTGGAACACAGGAAGCACCTGCTTGCACTTGCTGCAAGTCTTTTTCCCGACAGAAAAATGTCGGAGCGCGTTCCTTGTCCACTTCTTGCCGGGGTGCTTTTGCTCGAACTCCTTTTTTGTTTGCCTCCTGCTCATTTGCCCCCCTTGATCATGCTTTTCATCAGCGAGAACATTGAGGACATCCCACCGGACTCTTTCGCAGCGTCCAGCTTGGCAGCAATGGCCTTTTCCTCGTCGGTGGGTTCAGGCATCACGAGCACAGGCTCAGGTTTCGGTGGTGCGGCCTTCTTGATAGTGCGGCGCACAGTCTGACCTTCCAGACGTGCATAGGACCGCTTACCACGTCGCTTCTGTGCTCGGTGTTGCTTGCGCTGGTTTTCTCGTTGCTTGATTTTCTTGTACAGGCTCTTGCCTAGCACCTGCCAGATCGTGCCCTTTCCCTTATAGGGAAGGTCGGCACGGGCCAGCAGCCCCGCCGACTCAAGACGACGAAGAGCACGGCGTACCTGGTAGACGGTAGTTTGCAGGAGGCTTGCGAGGGTGTTGCGGCTGTAGCGTTTGGTGGTGATGCCGTCGCCGTCGGTGTTGAAGAAAAGGTGATTCATCAGGGCACTATCGAGAGCCTTGATTCTGCCTTCTTCGAGCAGTTGCGAGCACTGCTGTAACACATTTGGCTTGATTGAGACTTGCATTCTAAACTCCAATTCGCTAGAATCAGAGCCAACACAACGCGACTCAAACGTTTGTGGCTCCGATTCCAGACTGTCATTCTGGGTGTTGGATTCAGGTTTTGCTATCTTACGAAAGGGCCAGCTTTCTCACCGGAAGGCTGGCTTTTTTCGTTTGTGGCGCGGTCTTCGAGACTGCGGATACTCCACAGAAACTTGACCACAGTAGCCGGGTTGTAGCTTCCCGCCTGAACCTTTTCTCTCAGCTTCTTGTACAGAGTAGCAGGCTGCACGCCATCTTGCAACAACTGGTGACAGCGATTGTAAAAGGTTTCAATCTCTGCACTGTCCACGTTGCTCTCGTCAAAGTCCTTGAGCCACTGGTCGAGAGTCGGCTTGTTTCTGCGAAGATCCGGGGTCTGGTAGTTGTAGGCCTCACGGAGCTGCTTCGCATAGGGAGCTTTATTGCCTGCGAACTTGAGGATCGTCTGGTGCATGGGGAAGTGGTCGTTCCAGTTGCACAGCAGGTGCAGCAACCATGGACGGCACTGAATGCGACCGTCTTTGATGCGCTCTTCGATAATGCGCTCAACAGCACTGGTGCTCCATTCCGCAAGCTCCATCTCACGGGTGAAGTCACGCATCTGGCAATAATCATACTCTGTCGGCCCCATGGGGATCTTCTCACACAGAGCATTCAGGGTCTTTGCGGACCAGTCCACACTTGAACCACCTTTGATTTTCAAAAGCTCGTGGACTTTCGGGTGGATGCCGTGTTCCTTGGAGATGGCTCGGTACTTGCGACGGTATCCGCTCAAGTCGCTGTATGGAGCAGGGTCTTCCGTGTATCCCTTTGCAACCAAGAGCTTTTTGTCTACAATGTCGTAAGCCATTCTGTATTCTCTTCCCAACAAGTGCTTCCTAGCGTAAGCTACCCACACATCAGCGTCGTACTCACAGGTGATGCTTGCCCCTGCGATCTTTGCGAGGTGGTCTTCTTGTGGCTCCTGTGCCTGCTCCTGTGGTGCTTCGACTTCCACGCCTCGGCTCTGCATCTGCTCCACAAAGCTGGTGATGGTTTCGAGGTCTTCCGGGCTTGCGTCTGTGATGGTGATCGTGATGTTCATCTGTCTCTCTCCTACAGTGTCAAGATGTAAAGGATAACCAGGGGAGCGACGAGTGCCGCCCACTTGTCCGCGATTGTGTGCAATGTGTCGTTGAGTCTCATCTTTGCGCTCTCTCCTTCGCTTAGATGTGAAGGCAGACACAGCCCCCTAAAGGGCTGGCCTGCGGTGTTGTGATTGCTGGCTAATACTGTTCTGAGATCGGGAATCCGTAGAAGTCGCACACGTTGCAGAAGTACTCAGAAGGAATCTCGTGCTCTTCCACTTCATCCTCGTCTCCAAGAAGCCACACCCATGCCAGAAACTTAACGTGTGCCCGTGCGACTGAAAGACCTCTATCGTCTTCCCACTTCTCCCACGCAAACACCATGTACTCTCTCATTCGCTGCACAATGGAATCACGCTCGACCGGCTTAGTGACTTCGTTTTGCCATTCCTCTGCGCTGATTAGGCCCGCTGTACAGTTATGCTTGGCGGCATTTTCACCCGTCACATAGTCCATCAAGGCATCCTGTGTGAAGTGGCCCACGAATGAGTCAGGTGCGTTTTTGATCTTCTCGATGATCTGCTCTTGTGTCTTCATGTAGCAATCTCTCCTTTGCTGTGTTGTGTTTGCTGGTTACAGCGTCGAAACGTAGTCTTGCAAGATGGCCTTGCAGTACATGGCGATGGCTTCCTTTGTGATCTCCTGCTCAGTCTTGCCTGTAAGCTGCTGAACGAGGACAAGGTTTTTGTTGACCTGCTTTTGAAACAGAGGCAGGTCAACTGACACAGGCATTTGCTCACTACCCTGGTGAACATCTTCCCATGTCAGATACTTCGCTTGCCGTGAAAACTCTTGATTCAAACGCAAGAGCATATCGATGATCTCCGACGCTTCTTTCTTGCCGCTGTCCGCAATCAAGCCCTTTCGGTAATCTCTCAGGGTATTGTAAAAACAGCTATCATCCATCCCGCCGACTTTGATCGAGTCATGCAGGGAAACCTTGTTTTTCATACAATAGTCATAAACAGCCTGGGCTTCTCTTCTTCTTCTGGCTATTGCAAGGCTACTTGTTTTTTTTCTTTCTTTTTTCATCAGCAATCTCTCCTTTGCTGTGTCGGTTACGTCGAGCACTGGCAGAGAGTCGAGACTATCAACCCCGACTCTTGCCGCCCCAAAAAGCTCTTAGATGAATCTCAGATTTGTTGTGTTCTTTCCGTCCGCATGATGAACCACCACGCTTCCACCTGCCTGCTCTTCTTCCACCATGAGCAACATCAAGTCGATGATCTTCTCCAGTGTCTCACGCTTTGTGCTGGTTGTGATGGCGCTGTTGATCAACTCAAACTGCTCTGCACTCTCTTCGCTGATCTTGTGACTGAACATCTTGAGCACAGTTTCCTTTGTTCCACCGATGACTTTTACACCCATTGTTCTCTCTCCTGTGGTTTGGTGTCCTGTATCCTTTGTATTCGATAGCTTTATGTGTGTCAATATATTTGTCAAGATTCTTTCTCTTCTTTGAGTCATCGAACCCCGAAGCCCTAGCGTAGGGGCTTCGACGCATCAACCATTACCCCCAAACAGAAAGAAAGAAAGCAATGCACACCTCTCTCCGGGTGCTTCCTATTCCCTTTAGGGAATGTAGAGAGAAAAAGTGCAATAGGTTCGGGAGAGTGCGGGTGCTATCGGGCGAGATTTGGGAGGCGTGTTCTTGAAAACATAACAATGTCAGGGTGTTGCGCTGGAAATTATCGGGTGAACCGTCATTCATTTTTCGAGAGAGCAAAGAAAAACCCGGCCTGTGTTCAGCACCGGGTTCGTCTGGTCTGCTTACTTTGAAGCTCTGTAGACTACCTGGAAATCAATGCAGTCACGCGCCGAGGGTAGACGCTTCATAAAAATAATGTCCACATTCGGCAGACGACTTGCTGCTACTTCAAAGGGTGATTTGTGTATCATAGCCATCATCTCCAAGTGAGACACAGACACAGTTGCTGACTTGGCTCCATTGATCATCGGGGCCGAGTCCCACTCTCGAACCATGTCTTTCAATGTCAGAATGACCGCCTCGGCAGAGATGCCAGTGCACCGCGTATTTCCTGTTTCCCACGAAGAAATAGTGCTCTTGCCACCAGACAGACCCAGTTTTTCGGCAAACTGCTCTTGTGTCAGTCCGCTTGCGCTTCTGATCTCTTTGATTGTTTCTGGTTGGAGGGTGTCGCCTTTTTTTCTTTCAAGGAAGGCTTCGGTGCTCAAAAGGCTGTAAAGTTTTTGCAGTGCTTCGATGTTTGTCTTTTTCATTCTGCTCGTCTCCATGTACAAAAGAATAGACAAGCATGGTAGCACAAATAAGACGGTACCAAAAGAAAAGTTATATTTATCCCAACTTTCGAGAGAGGTCTGGTCTTGATTCGCAGTAGTAAAACCGGGTCAGGTGTCTCAATTCTGCGTATCGTTTCACGCACCACATGGCAGACAGTGACAGTACGATTGCAGGCGACAGGAACCAGAGCAGAGCACCATAGTATTCATATGCCATACAGTACCAGGCTCCGAGCAGACAGCAGAGCAGGCAGAACATGACACCTATGGTCAGGATCGCCACCCTGTCGGCCCTGTGCGCTGCTTCTTTCGAGAGGAGTCTGTTGTGGTTGTGGCTGTTCATTCTTCTACCCTGAAAATGCTATCTGCCTGACAATAGACCAGCCGCTCCTCACCATCGCGCACGATACTCACCACAGCAAGATCGGGGTTGTGCGTCTGGTGCGAGAAGCGCCCGTGCATTCTGTTTCCGTTGGGGTGCATGAAAGAGACGTATTCTCCGTGGTCGAACTCTGACCAGTACACAGCCATCACTTGCCCCCACGCAGAAAGCAGAGCAGCCCCGGCTTTTTGTCCTGCAATGGTCGCTTGCCGAGTTCCAGATGCTCTACATCGTCAAGCAGTGTCAGCAGCTCATCGAAGGGCACGAGCACGGGCCTTGCCTTGCTGAGGTTGAATGACTGGTGACGGGTGAGCCACGTTCTGATCTTGTCGCTAGTCTGGCTTGTCTTGAGATTGCTCATGGTGGTGATCTCTGGTGATCAAGTGTTGAATCATCTGGTTCTGCTCCTCAAGGGTGCAGTGTCCGAAACAATACAGCACTCCTTCGGAGAGATCCACTTGTGCGGCTGTAGGGGCGGGAATCTGTGGAGATGCCTGCACAGGACTCGTTCGGTTTTCTGACAGTAGGCTGGACGTCACTTTTGCACTCATTGCTAAGGTTAAAGTGTGCCTGTGCAGGCAATCCAAAGGTAGATCAGTCTGGAAATATGTGCAAGGGAGAAAGGAGGTTGCAGGCGGATTGCGTGTCAGGATTTGTCAGGCGTGAAGCTCAATCGCAGTAAGTAACTTTGACTTCGTGCTCATCAAAAGCCTCGTCAAGAAGACTTTGCACGGCGAGTTCAAGGTCTGCTTTTTCCATGCCTCTATTGAAGAGACGGCGCACTCTCAAAGTGCAACCGATGGCGCGGACGCTGTCAGCAGGCGCGTCTGGCTTGAGTTGATCCAGTTGCAAAGTACCTGTCCGAAGCAGGGTGGTTGCCGGTTGGCAGGGGAGAAGTTGTGCGATCTCCGGGTTTCTCGGATCAATCCACATCTCAAAGGCTCTTGCGTAATAGGTTCCTGTTTTCATTTTCATGTTCTTTGCTCCGTTTCTTCTACAATGGTTTCAAGCGGGTATTCCCACGGACACGCCACCGATCCCCAGATGTCAATGGTTGCAAACTTCAAGTTGCCTTCGATGTTTGCGGCGAGGTATCCCGGCTCCCATCGCCCCTTGACGTTGTTTTTTTTCTCGAAGGGAACGTCCTCGAAGGGCTTGCTCTTCAAAACTTCCCAATTCTCAGGCGTTACCCTCACCGTGTTCTCGATTGTGACCCATTCCGGGCAGTGGACAGCCTTGTTTGTTTTGTCGTAATACATAGCTCTCTCCTTTGCTGTTCATTCCTATAAATGAAACCAGGCTCAGGTTTCTTACAAATCAACCACAGGTATTTTTCTGCTCGGTGCACAGATGCCACTCTGCACCTGAACCACACTGACATGGACGCTGTCTTTTTCGGTAAACGTGTGCTGTTTCGCCGTCTCGGACCAGTTCATAGTCAGAGTATTGACCTCCAAACTTCCGCATGGCGGACAACAAAATCCCCGTGTTTGAGTACCTTTCTCCACTGTGGCTGATGATGTACTCTTTGTCTCCTGCCTTCGCTTCTGCGACTGGACAGAAATAAAGCGGCCCGGTGTCTGCCTTGATGAGTCGCTTGATGTACACAGACAAGCCTTCCTTGTTCCATCTCAAGACTGCGTCAAGGTTTCTGTTTTCTTCTGTGGACAGCGAAAAGGTTCTAACCTTGCTTGACATTGTTCTCTCCTTGCTCGGTGGGGTCATTCCCAGACACCCGGAGGTGTTTCGCCTGTGACCAGAAGGCTCATCAGTGGGACATCAAGACTTTCGGGGCTTTCGTGGCTTTTTCCGAAAGATACTTAGCAAGGTCTTCGTCTGCGAACACGTCGTTTTCTTCGCAAAACTCAACATACTCTCTCAGCTCACTGAACGACTTTCCGACCGAAACACCGTCAACTGTGTATCCAGTTGCAAGCGACCACTCAACACAGCGATCTTCTCCGTCCTTGACTTCCAGGTATCCGATAAATTTTGTCATGGCTCTGCGCTCCTTGGAAAAGCTGTTAGAGGTTTTTCTGTCCGAAGTATCGCCGACTGTTCTTCGTTTCTTTGTCGTCGTCTTCCATGTCGACATAAGCGTTGATCAATCCAGCCATCTTTGTTTGTGTCTCTTTGATGCCGTTGATGG